GGAAAGATAAATAAAATAAATAATTTTCTTTTTTTTTATTTTTTTATATGAATTTAAATTTGATATTACATACCACATGGAGAATTAATCATATAAGTCATAAACAAAATTGAATTAAAGTTTTTATGATATAAATATCACACATCTGTTATTACACATTTCATTATATGAACATTATATGGAGGTTACTTGGCTACATTGCATCTTCACAAAATAATTATGCATTTATTTGGGCTGTTCATAACGGGAATCTACCATTAGTTAAATTCCTTTCTACTTTGCCAGGAATAGATGTAGCCGCAAGGAATAATCAAGCAATTATTAGAGCGAGCATTGATGGAGATTTAGAAATGGTTAAATATCTTTCTACGTTGCCTGGTGTTGATGTGTCTGCGCGAAATAATGATGCAATTATTTGGGCTGCTCATTTTGGACATTTAGAAGTTGTTCAATATCTTTCTACTTTGCCTGGAGTTGATGCATCTGCGCAAAATAATGGTGCAATTATTATGGCTGCTCATATAAATAATTTAGAAATATTCAAATATCTCTTAACTTTACCCGGAGTAGATGCAACCGCACGAAATAATTTGCCACTTATAGAAGCTGTTAAGGAGGGACATATGTCAATGGTTCAATATATTCTGACTTTGCCTGGAGCTGACATAACTGCAGCAAATAATGCGGCAATTATTGCAGCTGCTTCTAATAATAGAATACAAATGTTTGAATATCTTTTAACTTTACCTAAAATTGATGTATCTGCGCAAAATAATGCAGCACTCTTTTATGCTAACGAACATTTACCAATAGTTGCTATGTTGTTATATTTCGAACCGAAAGTTGCTGCTTCTCTAAGAGGTAAAAGATATATTAAATATCGTAATAAACTATTAAGTCCACTTAGGATCGTCACACACAAAATTGCAGTTTCACTCACTGATTTACCAACACCCATCCTCATCGAGATAATCGAACAGGCTGTTGACTTTGCTATTTATATTCCATACCACATCAAATGGAATATGGTTGTGGCTATCAAACACAACAAACACATCAAAAAATAAATTAAACTTTAATTTTTTAATAAATAATAAATAATTCAATGTTTGTTTTTACTGACTATTGCAAACGCTTTATTACAAATCCTATATTAAAGTTACTTGGATATGTTGCATCTATGGATGACAATTATATAATTTGGTGGGCTTCTTATAATGGTTATTCACCAATAGTTAAATTTATTTCTATGTTGCCTAGTGTAGATCCAACTATTTGTGATAATAATCCGATTGTTTGCGCTGCCGGTTATGGACATTTAAAAGTTGTTAAACATCTTTTAACTTTGCCCGGCGTTGATGTAACTGCGCAAGATAATCAAGCAATTATTTGGGCTACTCGTAGTGCAAATTTGACAATGATTAAATACCTTTCTACTTTGCCTGGCGTTGATGCATCTGCGCAAGATAATTCGGCAATCAAATATGCTATCTGTTTTGGTTGCATCGAAATACTTGATTATCTTTTAACTCTGCCTGGAGTTGATGCATCTGCGAGAGATAATGATGCAATTATGTGGGCTAGTAAGATTGGAAGCTGGCGTACGCCGATGCTTGCTAGATTATTATATTATGAACATAGTGTTTATTCTACTCTATCTAACAAAGATTATATAAATATACACAGGAAAATTATATCTAAACTTAGGCCTGTTGTACATAAAATTGCAATTTCACTCACTGATTTACCAACTCCCATCCTCATTGAGATAATCGAACAGGCTACCGACTTTGCTATTTATATTCCATACCACATCAAATGGAATATGGTTGTGGCTATCAAGCACAACCAACACATCAAACACAACAAATCATAAACATGCCAATTACAAAAAAATATCACCCACTAGATGCGGGAAAAAATATGTAATTTAAATTTAGCTTTTTTAGTTTAAATATTAAAATTGAATTATATATATGTGAAGAAATAAGCACTCAAAAGCGACCAAAACAATCAAAAAATCAACCTATAATGGACAATACCAACAATACCAACACTACCAACAATATAAGATGGAATTGGACGGTCTTCACAGACACATTTAAGGATCTGAACATATCGGAGAGTGAGAGAGATAATAAAATACTTTCATTGCTACTAAATATGATATATAGACCTCATACTAATCAACATATTTTATCTATGGTTGATGCTATGGGAAGGACCTTCCTTCATCATATTGTAACATTAGAAAACTATCAAAGTTTAATCAATCTAATAAACACTATTTTTCCTGGTATAGTAGGAGACTGTGAACGAATTTGGGATGATTTTCTGCTAGAAGATGCGCATCCTTCTAATTTTAGAACATTATACAGATGTGGTGCCAGTCTTAAGAAAGAACGACTTTTTAATGTTACTGAATATGTTGTTCATAATATTATCAGAAACTCTCGTAATTTGGATCCTAAATATCTTGATGAAATAAATTTCCTTATTCAAGCGAGCGAAATGGACGTCGAGCGTATAAATTCTACAAGATATCAATTGTTGATTCAACAGCCTCATATTCTTAGTTATTTACTTGATTATTCACCCGAAACTATTTTGTTAAATTTGCAGGATGCAAGATTTCATAATTGTATAGAGATACCAAATCAGTTATGTATAAAAATCCTCATGAATTATGGTGTGGTTTCAAAAAAATATGTTAGAGATGTCGCATATGAAATGTTATTATTTTATTATCCTAAATATGTTGTTCAATTTATTAAATTATTTCTAGTTAGCGGATCTGAGATTAAAAGTGAGATAATTGTGTATGCAATTGCACAATTATTTGATCAAATATTGGCTGGTGAAAATCAACATCATTTGTTAATAAATGCAGTTGAGTTGTTATTTTTCAACATTTATGGTGAAAATGTACCAGAAAAATTCTGTATAACCACAAAAGTTATGGAATATACTGTCCCTCAGACAGATTTTACCATTTGTTTCAAAGATAATATGATATTACTTTCAAATAACACAGCCAATTCTAATATTACTATGAAAGTTTTTGATAATCATATCAATCCAATATGCAGGGAATTGTCTAATAGTGCATTTAACATAGTAAAGCATCGCATTCTAAAAATTTGTATAGCCATGAAGAACTTACATTTGCCGGTATTGATTATGGTTGAAATTATAGAACAACTTTTGCCCGCATGTCAATTTATCAAATATTATTTGTTGTGGAATCTTGCAAAAGCAGTTAGACACGCAAAGTAATTGATTATTGTTTGTTTTTTTTGTTTATTTTTTATAGTATTATGTTGAGTATTATTATAAAAATAATATTTTTGTTTAATAGTTTGAAAAAGCAATAATACTCAGTTAAAAAAATGTTGGGTTGTATTATTGCAATATTCTTGATTATTATAAGTGCGTGCAGTAGATTACTTTTTGGCACCCCAATTAAGTCTAATCCCTCGATGAATAAGCAAGAATTTACAGGAGGAAAAGAAACTAGTATATTAATTCTACCCACGCAATTGGTGAATATAGATTTTCTTAATAATTTGGGAGTTAAGCATGTGTATTTATGTGCTTTAGATTATTATTATGGCAGATTGCGCTTTCATAAACTTAAACTTGCATTGTTACGTGCAACAATGCTCAAATATCAAGAAGAATTAGAAGCCGCCGGATTTAAAACCACATTAGTTGATTCTATTAAAGTTACAGATTTATGTGTGGATCCTATAGATGACGTTCCTCGAAAGATGGTAATGGATGCAGGAATTAAAATAGTAGACTCTCCAAATTTTATTCTTACGCACGAAGAGGCAAAGCAGGCACCGGCCCCACATGATAAGTTTTATGTTTATCAGCGTAATAAATTAAATATTTTACAGAATGGAGATAAGCCAATTGGAGATAAATACTCTTTTGATGTTGAAAATAGGAAGAAATTTAATAACATTGAAAATGTGAAAAAAGCTGATCAAGAAATTAAAGATCTGGCTAAAACAAACAATGAAAGTAAAGCACTTGCTTGCAAATGGGTAAATGAGAAATATCCAAATGCAAGATGCACAGCGGACCCTGAGAATTTTGTGTTTCCTGTGGATAGAAAAGAAGCCAATGATGCACTTGAACTTGCAATGACGCATTTGCCAAACTTTGGAGAATTTCAAGATGCTGTTCATCCTGATATTGCATTTGGATATCATAGTATTCTCTCGTCCTCTTTGAATGTTGGCTTACTTACTCCTATGCAAGTGGTAAATAGAGCTATCAAAGAATGGAAAGATAAAAAAGTGTCTCTTGTATCTGTAGAGGCATTTATTCGGCAGATAATTGGCTGGCGAGAGTACGTGAGAAGCGTATATATAAAAGATGCTAATGCTCATCGTGCAGCTAATTACTTCGGTGGCAAAGAAAAAATACCTGAGTCTTGGTACAATGCAACCACGGGAATATCATTAGTTGATTCTATTCTTAAACGCGTAGAAAAATATGCATATGCTCATCATATTGAACGCTTAATGTATTTATGTGCAGTGCTAAACATGATGGGATGTGAGCCTAATCAAATACATGATTGGTTTATGGAAATGGTTGCTATTGATGCATATGACTGGGTTATGGTGCCTAATATTACAATGGGAACATATCGCATCGGCGGCATGACTAAACGTCCATATTTCTCGTCATACACATATGTACACAATATGTCCGGCGAAAACAATGAAAATGATCGTAAAATTTGGAATGAACTATATTACAATTTTCTTCGCAAGCATGAAGCTTTACATCGTAATAATTATTTTACTGCTCGACAACTTAGACTTATTAAAAAGTAAGTTGTTAAGTGTTATTAACAAAAAATCAAAAAAAATATTTTGGTTTGTTTTTTTGTTTTTGAATAATAGGATTTTTTTTGATAACAAACCTTGATATTTAAGTCGAGTAGCGAAGAACAGCGCTGCCATCCGAAATGAGCAGGAAGTTGATCGCCGACGCAACAACAACGAGCTGCGCAGTGGCGGCCGCCGGGTTCTCGGGGTCAGCAGAGTCGTTGGCGCCAACGAACGAGCTGGTGTAGCCGAGGTAGAATTCACGCGCACGCGAAACGTTGATGTGCGCCGACGGCTGGTAGGTGCCAGGATACAAGCAGAAGTTGATCATGAGGGCACCTTCGTCTTCGGGGGTTACGATGTTGTAGCCACCAAATGTGTACGGCTGGTAGTTGCTGAAGAACTCCGCCTTGAAGTCCTGGTAGATCGAGACACCGTGCGCCTTAACGTTAAGGGTGGTGACTGTCTTGCGGGCCTCAGGATAGAGAACACGGCCAGTCTGAGTAACAGTTGTGGCAACGTTATCAGTGCTGGTGAAGTCGTTCGGAGTGAGCGCAGTCGGGTCGGCGTTGCCAATCGCCCACGGGGCAACCGAGGTCGCGGTGGAGTAGCAAACACGGTCAACGTTGCGCTGGAAGCGGTGCCAGTCGCGCCATTCGTTGGCGTTACCCGCAGTAACCGCAAGGTTGTTGCGAACGGCCGCCTTCTGGTTGAACTTCGGGCGGATACCGGCGAAGATGGTCTCAATCGGCCACTTGAGCTGCGAGAGCAGAACATCGGCAGACTCGGTGGTAACATCCTGAACCTGCTGGCGGTAAACACGGATCAGCGAGAAGCCGATGCGCTTAATGTAGATGTCGTGAATTTCGGGGTTAACGAAGATGTTGTTGATGTACAGCTCAAGTGTCTCAATTTCCTGAGTGCCAACAGTCGACTCCTTAACAACAACCGGCTCAAGAGTCTCGAACTTGCGGTACGAGTCCAGCTGTGTGGCGGCCTTAGTACCCTTGCCCGGACCAGCCGAGTTGAAGACTTCAGTGGTGAGGCGGAGGAACAGGTTACCGGCGGCAACGTGAACCAGGCGGGCCTGCTCAGCCAGCGAGATGGTAATAAAGCGCTGGCCATACGGAATAGAAACCGACGCAATCGAGAGACGAGTGTCCTTGTTGAACCAGAAGAGCAGCGGAATCCACATGTCCAGGGCCGGCTGAGTCGCCTTGGGTGTCTGGGGACCGGCGCACATGTGCTCAAGACGGCGCGAGGTCAGGCTGGCGTTAACCGGCGCAACCGGCGAGGCGGCACCACCAACATTGGCAACCAGACCAACGTGGTCGGCTCCGAAGACAGAGGTGCCTTCAATCGAGCAGAGGTCACTGTAGCCCTCAATCGGGACTTCCTGACCAACCAGGCGCTTCCAGCCAGTGAGCTTGCCGGGCGCAACCTTAAACTTCTGGTGCAGGTTGGCGGCTTCGTCCTTGTAGTCATCGAGCGGGTTGCCGTTGACCTCGAACTTAACCTCCTTAAAGAGACGCTGACCGGGGTACTCGCAGTAGCGAACAAAGTTCTTGTCAACGTGAGTGGCACGGTCAACGACAGTGCCGTTCTGCTGAACGTACGCATAGGTAAAGCGCTTGTAGACGCCGTTGGTAACATCATCAGTCGCCGACTGGCCAGGCGCAAGGTTGGTGGCACCAATGTCCGCCGGGAACGCCGGGATGTTGCCGGCCGCCCAGTTAGAAGCCGAAACGGCCTTAAGCTTGGCGTTAACAACCATGTCATTAAAGAAATCACCGAACTGCGGGATCGAATATTGAACAGTCGCACCATATGCTGCGCTGCCTGACTGTGTGCGTACCTTGTTATATTCATAAGCAATGGCCGCGAATGGCTTAAAGTGCGCATTAACAAACAGAATGTGTGTGCGCTCCACATCTACGAGTGTAGGAGTGGGGTCTGCCTTGGGGTTGGCAGTAGAGCGCATGCACATGATATCCTTGATGCGCTGGTTGAGTAATTCAGTGGCCATGATCATGCGATCAGCCTTGCCGTCGTTAGCAATCAGCTTGAAAACACCTCCTGCTGACATAGTATACGATGATTAATACTTGTAATACTTATACTTGAGTTGTCAAAAAACATAAAAACTAAATTATATCTTGAACATGATCTGGAATAAAATTATAATCAAGTATAAAATATTTGACTATTATTATACTCAACATTTATATAAACTTAGTAAGAATAACCTATATTGTTTTTAGTATTTAATGCGGATGCTAATTATTCAGTAACAACTATTTAGACTCATCATCTGTTATATTTGTTTATAAAAATAGGTACTAATATACATCTCACGCGTATTATATGCACTTGATATATTTTTATAAACGCTCAAAATGATGAAAAAATAAAATATTTAATTAATAGGGTTTTATTTGTTTGTCATTGATGGTTAATATTGTATTTTTATTTAAGTTTCACCAAATTATTTAAGCTTAATTCGCTGCATATATTCATCTCGAGATGTCTCATATGAAATAATAGGCTTCGCATATTTAACGTTAGGATATTTAGCCCAAACCAAATCCCAATTATGAATATCTTTTGCAGGTACGTCTTTAAGTTCAGGTAGCCATTTATAAATATATTCGCATTTAGGATCGAACTTTTCAGATTGTAAGCGCGGATTAAATACACGAAAATCGGGCTGTGAGAATGGTCCCGTCCCTGCAACCCATTGCCAGTTATAATTATTTTGAGCAGGATCATAATCAACCAATTGCTGCGCAAAATACTTTTCACCACGACGCCATTCAACACCGAGTAATTTAATCAAGAAGTCAGCCACAATCATACGGCCACGATTATGCATATAATTATTGGTATTTAATTCTCTCATGCAAGCATCAACAACTGGAAAACCAGTAGCTGCCTGTGTCCAAACAAGGAAGTGTTTATCTTGTACTTGTTTGGGCAGCCAGATTGCATCAGTGTCGTATTTAGAATTAAATGAGCCTTTAAGAGCATTAGGATCATTTATCATTAATGTATAATAGAAATCACGCCAAAACATTTGTTTAGTAAGGTCCTTGCTTGATGCCGGCAAACGTGCAAATGCATAATACACTTCTCGACACGACAATGTACCAAATTTATTATGCGCAGATAAACGAGTGGTATTTTTAGCAAGCATATCTCTATCCACATTATATTTAGGTTGATTAGCCACAAGTGAATTTAAAATAGCAAGGCCATTATTTCGTCCGCCTTTGATACTGGTAGCACCGCCAGTCGTTGGCTGCTGCAGACCCTCCACATCTGGTGGAATATCTAATTTATTTTCTTCTTTAGTTTCTTCTACACCTATCAATTTACGAATAGTATCAAGCGTAGTGGGGAATCTATTAATAACTTGGTTGGCAATATTGGTTGGAGCAATCATGTTTGGATCTCTAATTTTTGCATGAGCATACATATTATGGAATGGCGTAAATTTCTTGTAAAAAGTTACTTTCCCATCCAAAATTAGTACATCATGTGGATTATAGCATGGTATTGATGCTTTTTCGCATATTTCTTGAATTTTTTTGTCTCTTGTTACTGCAAAAGGTGTATAATCCGCATTAAAATAAACGCCCTTAATATTATTATCCTTAATTAGACCCTCAACCACATTTGCTGTATTTCCTCGGCATATAACAAGTTTATTATCTAGCGATTTATTTAATTCTTCAATACTTTCAATCATAAATTGAATTGATGCAACCGAGCGAAATGAGTTGATTGGTCCAACTTGCGCATCATCAAATATAAACACGCACATTACGGCATCAGCATCCTTTGCTGCCATATTTAAAGCGGTGTTATCAATAGCTCGCAGATCACGATGAAATATCATTAAATTTGTACTTGTTGATTTGTTTGCACCTCCCACTACTTCATTATTTTTATTATTTTGCTCATCTTCTTGAGTGTTTCCACCTTCAACAAAAATGCCAATAAGCAGAATAATAAATGCTACTAAGAGTGAAAATATTTCCAATACTCCCATCTTACGATAAGTACTACCACAATTACAACTATATCATTATATATAAAACAAAATTCATTTTTATACAACTTGGATTATAACATTATTATTTTTATTTAAATATCATTTCACAACATATGTTAATATGAGCACTCTACCAAGCTTACCTAGATTTTGCTATAAATATGATGTTAATGGCGATAAACTTTATTATGAATACGATATTAAATCATCAGCATATGTAAGGGTTTCTGTTAAAAAAATAGAAAAAATACAGCCATTATCGCAAATATACATAATAGACATTAATACAGTTACAAAAATTAAATTAAATGAGCAAGTGAGATTATTGCAAATTAAGAGAGAAAGACTTTTAAATGAAGCTGCAAAAATCTCCGCTGAAATTAATATGATTCTTCATAATTCCGATACTTTAATTAAGTCTGAAATAGATGTGCAAACTCAAAGAATGAAAAGAAACATTAACAACATTAACAATACTAACAACACTAACAACATCAATAATAACAAAACAAGTGAAGAAATACTCATGCAACAAACGCCATTATCAACTCCATCAACATCAAGCCCAATTCAAGAAGAATCATCAGCATATAACAATCAGTTACCTCCCACATATACAGCGGCCGTAGAAGAATCATCTTCAAAGAATGAAAGCCCATCTAACCAACAAACGCCATACAATGAATATCCTAAAGCCCATGTTAAAAAAGAATTTATAAATAGACAACAGCCACAGCAGTTTGCAAAATCCACACCAAAACCTCCTCCAGTTCAACCACCACCATATTTTTCACATTTTAACTATTTTAGCAATGACGCATTCTTCGATGGCGTTCCTGAAAAAATTCTAAATTTTAAAAATCAACAATATCAAGATTTATTAACAAAATATGGTATATTTAATAAACGAGACTGGAAAAAATGGCTAGTTAAAAACCATTCAGATAAAAATCCCAATACTGATCTTGTTTTGTTAGCTAAAATAAATGAAGCAGTTACTGAACTTTCTAAAGCGGGAATTTATGTATAATTTTTGCAAATTATCAAACACAATTGTTTGATTTTTATTATTTATTTTAGTCAAATTAATATAATCAAATTAATATAATCAAAAATGTTTAGACTTTTTAACGATGATAACTGGGAGGTTCGTATGAACCAAGTACAAAGCTCTTGCGTACCACAAAGAGTTTTGAAAAATAATGAATTACACGTGTGTTTTAGCACGGAAATATGTAGATTTGCTATGGTTTTTATTAATGCATGGAGCGGCGGAGGTCATGCACTTGACCTAGCAGCTAAACAATATGGCAAGTCTACTGCATTTCAAAGAGAAGAATTAAAAAAGCTTTTGCTATTATTGCAAATAGAAGAACTTTTGCAGTTTCTACATAATTTAGATGCAAAATTTAAATTTCATTAATATGAATAATTATCAACAATTATTGATAAAATGCTACTTGATAAAAATGCTATTTATTAATTTATTATTTAGAGATAAAAAATTATAATAATGTAATCTGGAGTATCTGAGTCATATCATATTAGTCAAGATATACCTTAATATTTAACTCTCGTTGTTTGATCGTTTACAACCAGTAAAAGTAACTTGAAACCATGATTGATCGAAGTTGCAGGTCGATAGTTGCTCGGTAATGACGCTTGATTTGATTTCGTTTATTAAGATTACCATTTTTTGTTGTTTTTTGACTTAACTAATTAAAATATTTCTTTTTTTAATATATCAACTATTTTGTTATATTCAGTTATATATTCTGTTAATGTAAAAATAGTTGCAAGATCATCTAACATAATCAATCTTATATTTTTTGTTATTTGTCGTGAATTTGGCAAAAGTGCTTCATAATTAGTATTAAACCAAAGTGCATAATTTTTTAACTGTTCATTATATGCATTCGAATCATCTTTGTAATTTTTCATAAACACTATGAAACTATTTTTCCACTCTTCGAGGATCTTATCATTGGAATTTTTAAGCGGTGCATTTTGTTGACTTTCCGAGCTCATTTTTTATATTTTTTATATTTTGTATATTTTGTATATTTTGTATATTTTGTATGATATAATATATAATTATCAACTTTTAAATTCAACTTACTTTACGAGTAATGAATAAACTATATTTGTTAGCATTAGCAATTTGCGTAGTTATTGTAATTTTGCTACTAAACAACAAAAAAGAACAATTCTCATCTTGGCCACCTACTGAAAAGTTATTTCCCACTGTGGGCGACGGAAACTTTCGTACTGTGTACACTCAAATAGGTATAATAGACGGCGACAAATGCAATACTGCGTCTCCTTGTTGCAAATGAAAAAAATAACACTAATAATATTTACTATTTTTTACTATTTTTTTATTATTTTTTACTATTATTGGTGTTATAATTTATTTTTTTAGGAGCGGCGGGACTCGAACCCGCGAATGCCGCGTTA